TACAAATATATAACAATTTTTGTAATTACGAAAATTGTTGTATCTTTGTGCCCGCACACGAAAGGTATGTGGTGTTAGTCTTTTTATGGATTAATAGACATATTATCAGCGTGTTAACCCCTAAAATAGGGATGAAATGATAAATTGAAAGTTCATAATATTAATAACTTAGAATTTAAAACATAAGATTATGGGAAAGAAAGTCGTTACATTAGGCGAAATCATGCTTAGATTATCAACTCCGGGTAATACTCGTTTTGTTCAATCTGACTCTTTTGATGTAGTATATGGTGGTGGAGAAGCTAACGTTGCAGTGAGCTGTGCCAACTACGGACATGACGCCTATTTCGTAACTAAATTACCGAAACACGAAATTGGACAGTCTGCTGTTAACGCATTGCGTAAATATGGCGTAAAGACAGACTTTATTGCCCGTGGTGGCGACCGTGTAGGTATCTACTACTTGGAAACAGGTGCTTCTATGCGTCCTAGCAAAGTTATTTATGACCGTGCTCATTCTGCAATTGCTGAAGCTGACGCTGCTGATTTCGACTTTGATGCTATAATGGAAGGTGCTGACTGGTTCCACTGGTCTGGTATCACTCCGGCTATTTCTGACAAGGCTGCCGAGTTGACTCGTCTGGCTTGTGAAGCTGCAAAACGTCACGGCGTAACTGTTTCTGTTGACTTGAACTTCCGTAAGAAACTGTGGACGAAAGAAAAAGCACAGTCTATCATGAAACCGTTGATGCAGTTTGTAGACGTATGTATCGGTAACGAAGAAGATGCAGAACTTTGCTTGGGCTTCAAACCGGATGCTGACGTTGAGGCTGGCCACACAGATGCTGAAGGCTACAAGGGTATCTTCCAGCAAATGATGAAAGAATTCGGATTCAAATATGTAGTTTCTACTTTGCGCGAATCTTTCTCTGCTACTCACAACGGTTGGAAAGCTATGATCTACAACGGAGAAGAATTCTATACTTCAAAACGTTATGATATCGATCCGATTATCGACCGTGTAGGTGGTGGTGACTCTTTCTCCGGCGGTATCATCCACGGTTTGATGACTAAACCTAATCAGGGTGCTGCTCTTGAATTCGCTGTTGCTGCATCTGCATTAAAACATACTATCAATGGTGACTTCAACCTTGTTTCTATAGAAGAAGTAGAAGCATTGGCTGGTGGTGACGCAAGCGGTCGCGTACAGAGGTAAATAAGTTGAGAGTTGAGAATGGAGAGTTGAGAGTTTGAAAAATCAATTCATTTAAAATAAGAAATTAAGATGGCAAAATTCGATAAAATAGCCGTATTGAATAAGATCGGTTCTACAGGAATGGTTCCTGTATTCTATCACAAAGATGCAGAAGTTGCAAAGAAAGTAGTAAAGGCTTGTTATGACGGTGGTGTTCGTGCTTTTGAATTCACAAACCGTGGTGACTTCGCACAGGAAGTATTTGCTGAAATCGTTAAGTTCGCAGCAAAAGAATGTCCTGAAATGGCAATCGGTATCGGTTCTATCGTTGATCCGGCTACTGCTGCTATGTACTTGCAGCTGGGTGCTAACTTCGTAGTAGGTCCGTTGTTTAATCCTGAAATTGCTAAGGTATGTAACCGTCGTTCGGTAGCTTATACTCCGGGATGCGGTTCTGTATCAGAAGTAGGTTTTGCGCAGGAAGTAGGTTGCGATCTTTGCAAAGTATTCCCGGGTGATGTTTACGGAACTAACTTCGTGAAAGGCTTGATGGCTCCGATGCCATGGTCTAAGCTGATGGTAACAGGTGGGGTAGAACCTACTAAAGAAAACCTGACTGCATGGATCAAAGCTGGTGTATTCTGCGTAGGTATGGGCTCTAAATTGTTCCCGAAAGATAAAGTGGCAGCAGAAGACTGGGCTTATGTAACTGCAAAATGTGAAGAAGCTCTCGGTTATATTGCCGAAGCTCGTAAATAAGATTAGAGAGCGAAAGCTGTCTATAATAAAAAGAGGTTGATGCGACAGCCTCTTTAAAATATGCCTCGAGGGTTAGTTAGTTTAGTTAGTATATGAGGCATATTTTCATTTTGTTTAAAGGTGTTTAAAGGGGATAAGCCATCGGGATGATTCATTCATTTCGGTGGCTTGTTTTTTCTGGAGGGGAGCTGTTACTATTGCCGAAAGTGGAATGGGGATGAACTAATCTCCCGATAAGATGTTTTTAAGGTAGTAGATGTAATAACAATATATAATATGGAATCTCATCATCACGAACATAATCATCAGTTGACATCGCTCAATAAGGCTTTTATTATAGGCATCACTCTGAATATTGCTTTTGTTATCGTAGAATTCGGAGTAGGGTTTTATTATAATTCTCTGGGATTGCTTTCTGATGCCGGGCATAACTTGGGTGATGTAGCCAGTCTGGTGCTTGCCATGTTGGCTTTCCGGTTGCAGAAAGTTCATCCCAATAGCCGTTACACGTATGGATATAAGAAGAGTACGATTCTTGTCTCTTTATTAAATGCAGTTATATTATTGGTTGCCGTGGGCATTATTATTGCCGAGAGTGTAGATAAATTCTTCCACCCGGTTTCCGTAGATGGTTCTGCCATCGCATGGACAGCTGGGGTGGGAGTGGTCATCAACGCACTGACTGCCTGGCTCTTTATGAAAGATAAAGATAAGGATCTGAATGTGAAAGGAGCTTATCTGCACATGGCAGCAGATGCATTGGTGTCTGTCGGTGTAGTTGTTTCCGGCATTATTATCACCTATACAGGATGGAGTATTATTGACCCGATTATCGGACTTGGCATTGCTGTTATCATTATTGTCTCTACTTGGGGATTGCTTCACGATAGCCTTCGGTTGTCGTTGGATGGAGTACCGGTGGAGATAGACGCTCAAAAGATACAGCAACTTATCATGGAACAACCCGGCGTGGAGAATTGCCATCACCTGCATATCTGGGCGTTAAGCACAACGGAAACCGCTTTGACTGCCCATATTGTTATTGACAATATCACACAGTTGGAAGAAGTGAAACAGCATATAAAGGAAGCACTTGAAGAGGCAGGTATTCATCATGCCACTTTGGAGTTTGAAGACGAAAGGACTACTTGCTGCAAGGAATGTTGTGAGGATTAAATAAAATCCGTACCTTCGCGCCCTTAAACTAACTAACCTTTATTTTTTATGTTTACTGACTTATTGCATTCCTCTTATTTTTCCCTTTTCCTGATTGTCGCATTGGGATTTATGCTGGGAAGAATTAAAATTAAGGGGTTATCTCTCGATGTGTCGGCAGTTATTTTCATTGCCCTTCTTTTCGGGCATTTTGGTGTTATCATTCCTAAAGAATTAGGAAATTTCGGCTTGGTGCTCTTCATTTTTACCATCGGTATTCAGGCAGGGCCCGGATTCTTCGATTCTTTCCGTAGCAAAGGAAAGACGCTTATTCTCATCACTATGCTTATTATTTGTTCCGCCTGTCTTACTGCAGTCGGACTGAAATATGCATTTGATATCGATACACCGAGTGTTGTCGGTCTGATTGCCGGAGCGCTGACTAGTACGCCGGGTTTGGCTGTTGCCATCGACAGTACCAATTCTCCTCTGGCATCCATTGCTTACGGTATCGCATATCCGTTTGGAGTGATCGGCGTGATTCTGTTTGTCAAGCTGTTGCCTAAAATCATGCGGGTGGATTTAGATAAAGAAGCCCGTCGCCTGGAGATAGAACGTCGCGGACAATTCCCGGAATTGACTACTTGTATTTATCGCGTCACTAATGCGAATGTGTTCGATCGCAGCTTGGTGCAAATTAATGCGCGTGGTATGACAGGTGCTGTCATTTCACGTCTGAAACACAATGATGAAATATCCATTCCTACCGCCCATACGGTGTTGCATGAAGGAGACTACATACAAGCCGTAGGCAGCGAAGAGTCACTGGATCAACTGGCTGTGTTGGTAGGCAATAGAGAAGAAGGTGAACTGCCTTTGGATAAAACACAGGAAATAGAGTCTTTGTTGTTGACTAAAAAAGACATGATAAACAAACAACTGGGTGATTTGAACTTACAGAAAAACTTTGGTTGTACAGTGACTCGTGTTCGTCGAAGCGGTATTGATTTATCTCCGTCTCCCGATCTAGCCTTGAAGTTTGGTGATAAACTGATGGTAGTCGGTGAGAAAGAGGGACTTAAAGGAGTAGCCCGCCTGTTGGGAAATAATGCGAAGAAACTATCTGATACGGACTTTTTCCCCATTGCAATGGGTATTGTATTGGGCGTGTTATTCGGCAAAATAAATATCTCTTTCTCTGATAGCCTGTCATTCTCACCGGGACTGACCGGGGGAGTTTTGATGGTAGCTCTTGTGTTGAGTGCGATAGGTAAGACAGGACCCATTATCTGGTCTATGTCCGGACCTGCCAATCAGTTGTTGCGCCAGTTAGGTCTGCTTCTTTTCCTTGCCGAAGTGGGAACTTCTGCCGGTAAGAATCTGGTAGCTACCTTCCAGGAAAGCGGATTATTGATGTTCGGAGTAGGAGCCGCCATCACATTGGTGCCAATGCTTGTTGCAGCCATTGTCGGACATTTCGTATTTAAAATCAGTCTGCTCGATTTGCTGGGAACTATTACAGGAGGGATGACAAGTACTCCGGGACTCGCTGCTGCCGACTCGATGGTGGATAGCAATATTCCGAGCGTAGCTTACGCAACTGTTTATCCGATTGCCATGGTATTCTTAATTCTGTTTATTCAAGTAATAGCCTCGGCTGTATATTAACAGAATTTCATATAATAATTGATTGTTAAATAAATAGTTCGTATCTTTGCCGCCTCAAAGAAAAAAATGAGGTGAAACGATTGTTATTGAATATTACACGCTACTTCTTGCCGATACTGTTTGTATCGTATCTGGTAAGCTTTACATTCTTTGCCCACGTGCATGTGGTCAATGGCGTGACAATCGTCCATTCACACCCGTTTAAGAAAGGGGCGGCACATGAACATTCTACAGTCGAACTACAGCTGATTCATTGTCTGTCTCACTTAACGGCAGACGGTGCGGCTGTTGTTTTTGCTCTTTCCCTTTTTATTCCTTTCTTATTATGCTTGTTGCCCGGACGTTCGCAACACACTCACTATCACTGTCCGTATCATGGGGTAGTGGGACTTAGGGCACCCCCGGTTATTCGTTTCTCTATTCTTTAAATGATGATACCGTACCTTGCATGAGGTACGGGCATTATCTGTCTATCCATGTAAATACTTATCGAAAACGAATAACAAACGAAAAATGAAGAATTACATCTTTTCGCTTGTCTGCTTGTGCTGCACATTGTTGCCTGCCCTCGAAGGACAAGCTCATGAATATCCTAATCATCCCGAATTACGTAAGTCAGATGCCAATATCGTTGGCCATATTCTTGATAAAAATACAAAAGAGCATTTATCCTATATTACAGTCGCCTTGAAAGGTACGACCATCGTAAGGGGGGAGAAACGATGCGTGTCAAAGTTCGGTCGGTCTGAAAATATCTGATTGCTTTGGTTTTCAAAGCGTTAGAACGGGGTAGGAGTGAGCTGGGTGGAAAAACGAAGCGTTTACATCGCTTTACATCGAGCTTACATTTGAACCTTGTTTGAACGCCGTTCAAATGAATCTCTTTACATTAGGAGTGGAGTAGGGGAGAATTCAGGCAGTATGGTATTATTTCACTCCGATGCTTTGCCCAGGCCATACTTCCATATACAAAGATAACCAAATGGTGTAATTTATGCAAGTGGAGTAGGGGAGCGCTTCGCTTCTCTCCTATTTTTATTTATTAAAATTATTCCATATAGCTGATATTTGGTATATTTGCAGTGAAATAAATACTATATATCATGAGTAAAGTTATCCATGTACATTTGATTTTTGAGAAAAAGAACATCTACTTTGGTAGTATATCGGCCATTTTTGAAACTCTGACGGAGAAACAGGTCGGAATCACTAAGAGTAGTCTTTTACATGCTGGACTGGTTGATGACATTGCCAAATACACGAAACGTGCAATGATTATTCAGTCTCGCTTGATAACATGTACCAGAAAGGGATAAAATGCCTTAGAACGCAATTAAAAGCCGCAAAAGCGGCTTTTTTTGCCCTTATAAGTGTCAAACTATGATGGAAGGCTGTATTTATCCGTTTGAACGCTTTGAACGTCTTAAAAAGTGGAAAGGTTATTCACTTGCTTATTCATTTGGTTATTCATTTAAGCTATTACAAAAACGAAATGTTTTGATTGCTTATTCATTTGGTTATTCATTTTTGTGCCTATTTTGTTCTAATAAAACGGGGAAATATCTTTTTTTTATTTGGTATTCATCGGTTTTTATAATATTGTAGGGGGTAAATTGTATATAGATAATATTTATTTACTCCCCTGTATTTTTATATATTCTGCTGTAAAATAGTGATTTAACTGTTTTTACCTCCCTTTCCCCATAAAACACGTTTTAGATGGCATTGGCAACCGTAGAATCGCTTGCATCCGAAACACGCCCCGACTTGTCCTGTTTAAGTTGTGTAATTGTCTGTTTGAGCATCCCTATTTCCTCTGCCATTTCTCGAATGGTGGAGTCTTTTTCCCTTAAAACATCCAGAAGCTCCCTAAAATTATTGTTAGCTGTTTCTGGAGGAGCTGTTTCCGTTACTACTGGTGTAATTTTTTCGGCTTCTATATCTTTTAAAAGAAAGTCGTCGATTGATATTCTAAAAAACTTAGATATTTCACATAACAAACTCAATTTAGGTTCTGTATTACCCAGTTCATAGTTTGACATTGTACCTTTTTTGATGCCCAGAAACTCAAATTCATCTAATTTAAGTCCCCTACTCTCCCTTAGATATCTAAGATTCTTAGAAAAAACGCTCATAAATCTAAATTATTTGGATTAACACTTTGTTGTCTAAGAAACTTAGACTATATTTGCCACGTGATTAAAGTTTAAACACGCCCCAAAGCTACAAAAAAGGCTTGAGGTAACAATGAGAATTTAAAAAGAAGCAAAATGGAAGTAAAATTTAAAAAGGGACAAAGTGTGAGAATCACCAAGAGAAATGGTGAGATCATTGATGGTATAGTTCGTGACTGGGATTATAACATTTGTACGTTCGTGCGGGAATATAATATCGATTATATGAAAAATGGTCAGGTTTGGACTGTAATATGTGTTCCGGAGGATGCGATAAAGGAGCTTTAATAATTTTCTCGGGCAGTTAGTTCAGCTGGTAGAACAAACTAAACTCCTATAATGGAGAGGTTATGGTCCGCGGTTCGAATCCGCGACTGCCCACTACGATAATTTAAATATTAGATAGTATGAAAGAACGAATAGTTGTAGAATACGGTGAGGTGAATAAAATTGCCGAACTGATGGGCTGTACAAACGTGATGGTGAGTCATGCGCTTGCCTTCCGTAAGAACAGCAAACTGGCCCGTTCCATTCGTAAGCTCGCCATTGAGCGCGGTGGATCCAAAGTAGGTGGTAATCCTCAAAATACAAGTAGCCATGAAAAATGATTTGATGACATTGTTCAGCGACCAGCTGCACTGGTTTGCTCGTCTGAAACGAAAACAGCGCTTTTGCGTGCTTTACTTCTGTATGAGTTTCGGGATCCTGCTCTCTATTTTTTTTATTAATCCGCTGCTGGAACTTCTCGTAGTGTTGAATTTCGGGATCTCCGTGCGGCTGCTGAAGAAGCATGTCCCTTTGAATGATTTAGAGGATTGATAATCAAGCTGGGAGATGGAATACTTTGATAATATATTGTGTGTAACTTACAAAGAGTTGCTGGATATAATGCCCAAAGGCACTTTGAATAGCCAGCTGTCCCGAGAAAAACTGGATGTCGTTTCCCGTGGCGGTGGTGAAAATAATCCGGCTCTGTATGCCTATTCCTCCCTTCCCGAGAAATACAAGAAACGTTGGGTTGAGCGTCATGGCGAACCCGAGAAACAAATGAGACAGGAAATGATCCGTAACATAGTGAAGAAAGACGAGAAGGCCGAGAACTTTTTCGAGGATTACCGTTACGACAAGAACGGTGAGATGGTCGCTCTTCCCGAGGATGTGAAGAAGGAATACACCTGGAACGCTTCGGTGCTGAACGCGTTGATGGAAGAGTTCAAACGCTTGAGTTCATCCAATAACAAGCTGACCGGTTTCCGCCGTAACCTTTGGGAACTTCTGCTTGTCACGAGTGAGGAATGGCGTCCGGTGTACGGGCACAGTCTTCCGGGCAGTGTGGGGCGTTTGAAAGCCCTGATAAACAAGTTCCGTCCCGACAACTACGGTGTGCTTGTGAGCGGTAAATACGGCAACAGCAACACGCTGAAGATCGAGGAGGACGGCGGGCGTTACCTTGTAGCATTGAAACGCAGCCGCGTTCCGGTTTATACTGACATGGAGATCTTCGAGGAGTACAACCGTGTCGCTCCGGAACGTGGCTGGAAGCCCCTGAAGAGTCCCCGCAGCCTCCGCGAATGGTTCAACAGCCCGCGTGTCGAACCTCTGTGGTACGATGCCGTTTATGGGGAAATGAAGGCACACCAGCGTTATGACCGCAAGCACCGGACCATCCTTCCGGGCCGTCGTGACAGCCTTTGGTATGGCGACGGCACGAAGCTGAACCTCTACTATCGTGACGAGAACGGAAACAAGTGCACTACAAGCGTGTACGAGGTGGTGGATGCCTATAGTGAAGTCCTGCTCGGTTATTACATCAGCGACAACGAGGACTATATCGCCCAGTACCATGCTTTCCGCATGGCTATCCAGACGAGCCGGCACAAACCCTACGAGATCGTGTGCGACAACCAGGGCGGTCATAAGAAGAACGCGGCGCTGGGCCTTTTCTCGAAGATCAGCCGTATCCACCGCCCGACAGCTCCGTATAATGGCGAATCTAAGACGATTGAGAACATTTTCTACCGCTTCCAGAGCCAGGTATTGAAGAAACGTTTCGGTTTCACCGGGCAGAATATTACGGCAAAGAGAGATACAAGCCGTCCGAATTTGGAATTCATCAACGCGAACATCGACTCCCTCCCCACATTGGAGGAACTGAAGGAACAGTATGCCGCCGCCCGTGAGCAGTGGAATTCAATGAAACACCCTGCCACCGGCATCTCCCGGATTGAGATGTACAATACCAGCGTGAACGAGGCTACCGATGCGGTAAGTGTGTCGGATATGGTGGAGATGTTCTGGTACACGACCGAGAAACCGTCGCTGTTCACCGCCAACGGTATCGAGATCACGGTACAGGGAAAGAAATACCCTTACGAGGTTTTCTCCGCCCCCGGTGAGCCTGATCTGGAATGGCGCCGACGTAACACCTACAAGAAGTTCTATGTCCAGTACGATCCTTATGACATGAGCAGCGTACGTCTGCTGTACAAGGATAAGGGCGGAGCGATGCGCTTTGAGTGTGTGGCTTCGTTCCCGCTGATGATCCACCGTGCCCAGCAGGAGCAGACGGAAGCCGAGAAACGTTTCATCCGCGCCCAGCAGGAGGCCGTCATCAACGAGCGTATAAACCGCCAGGTCGTTGCCAAGGACATCGAGTACGAACATGGTGTCGCACCGGAACAGAACGGTCTGCGTACCCCTGACCTGAAAGGTCTCGGAAAGGAGGCGCAACGCCAGATTGACCGTCGCACAAGAAAATACAGCCAGCCGGCCCGTCCTTCCATCGGCCGAGACATGAAAGTCATCAGCAACGTGACATGGGACAGCTTTGAGAAGAAGGAAGTGAGCATCCGCAAGGTGGTCGGGAAATTATAAGGAACAGATTTATAACAAGATAAAAAATATTGATTATGGAAATTACAATGAAAGAAAAGGACGCCATCAGTGAAAGCCTCCGGGCTTACGTGGCGAAATACCCGAGCCAGACGAAGGCTGCTGGCAGCCTGAAGGGGGTTAGTGTAGGTACTGTTAGCAATATCCTGAATGGCCGTTATGAGAATATCAGCGACGAGATGTTCCGTAATGTCGCCTCGCAGGTCGGTGGTGTAAGCGCTACCGGCTGGCAGATCGTGGAGACCGGTGCTTACCAGGAGATCACGGCTGTACTCTCCGATGCGCAGCGCTGGCGCAATGTTACCTGGGTGACCGGCGAGGCCGGTTGTGGCAAGAGTACCACCGCCCGTGTTTACCTCCAGGAGCATAAGGAGGTTTTCTATATCCTCTGCTCTGAGGACATGAAGAAAGGTGACTTTGTCCGCGAGATCGCCCGTACGGTCGGAATCCGGACCGAAGGGTATAATATCCGTGAGGTGTGGGGGCTTATATTGGATGACATCATCCAGATGGACGCGCCCCTGCTGGTGTTCGACGAGGCGGACAAGCTGACCGAACCGGTGTTCCACTATTTCATCAGCCTGTACAACAAGCTGGAGGAGAAATGCGGTGTCGTGTTCTTGAGTACCGATTATATTGCCAAGCGCATCAGCAACGGCTTGCGGTACCAGAAGCCCGGCTACAAGGAGTTCTACAGCCGTATCGGACGGAAATTTTATGAGTTGGAGCCTACGGACGTGAACGACGTGTTTGCGATCTGTTCCGCCAACGGTGTGACTGACAGGAAAGACATCGATAAGGTGATAAAGGAGGCTTCGACATGTGACTTTGATTTGCGGCGTGTGAGGAAGTCCATTCACAAGGTGAAACGCATGACGGGGGAATGACCCCCGTTCAAATACCGTTCAAACGTAATTTTAAGGATATGGAAAACAAATTTGAATACTTAAAGATCGACGGTCGCGAGCAGCTTCCCGCTCCCTGGAGCGATTACCCAGTCTTGAGGGAATACGAGACGGTGACCGTTTACCGGAATGGTCGCGACTACCTGGACGCCCTTGTGGGACAGCAGGACGGCTGGTGGGTTGCCGGCGTTCACATGGAGGTGGGCGGTTCCGGCGGTGGTTTCAACCCGGGACGTAAATGGGGACAGTTTGCCACCCGTGAGAATGCCCTTTTGTGGGCACTCGGCAGGATGCTCTGCCACGAGAAACTGCGGGGTGCCGCACGGCAGGCCGTACTTGACCGAATTGACAATATCCGACAACTAACACTGTTCTGACCATGGAAGAAGAGAAAAAGGATAATAAAAAAGCGGGCATGAGACGTGCCTTGAATGTCAGGGACATCCTGAACAAGAAGTATGACGTATTCCCTTTCGAAGGGAAATGGAAGGATGCCTTCGACACTCCGGAAGTCCGGGGCTGCTGGTTCGTGTGGGGCAACAGCGGTAACGGTAAGACCTCTTTCGTGATGCAGCTCTGCAAGGAACTTTGCAAGTATGACCGTGTGGCGTTCAACTCCCTGGAGGAAGGAACTTCTCTGACAGTCCAAAATAACCTGCGGCGCTTTGGTATGGCCGAGGTAAGCCGCCATTTGGCGTTCATCAAGGAGGACATCCCCACCTTGAAGACCAGGCTCCGGCGTCATAAGAGTTTCAACATCGTGATCATTGACAGCTTCCAATACACACAGATGACGTATCGTGACTATATCCAGCTGAAGGAGGAGTTTCCGGACAAGCTGTTTGTTTTCATCAGCCATGCCCGTGGCAAGAATCCTAAAGGTGATGCGGCCACGAGCGTGATGTATGATGCCGACCTGAAGATATGGGTAGAGGGCTACGTCGCCTTCAGTAAGGGACGTTATCAGGGGGCCACTGGTGAATACACAATCTGGGAGAAGGGCGCCTATGACTATTGGAATGTGGCGGGACCGAAACAGAAAGGAGGCCAGGCATGAGCAGGATAAAGAAACAGCTGGAGATTTGTCCTCCCGCCTATATGTGTAAGGGGCCTAACCGTGAGAACTTCGTCAGTACCGGCCACAAGTGTGGTTACTGCAAGGGCAACGGCTGGTTCTGGGGAACGGAAGAGGGCAGCCGCGAGGACGTGCATGTGTCCTGCCCGGTGTGTGGCGGCAGCGGTGAGCTGGATGCGATTATAACAGTGGACTGGAAACCTTCAAGCAAGTGAGCCATGAGAAAGGAGTATTACAACTACGTTGTGAAGCTGCCCGTTCTGCTTCATGAACTGTTCCGCGGGAAGGTTGCCGACTATCATTTTTCCGACATGACGGTAGTGATGAACCACCTGGTGAAGTCCTACATCCGCATGACGGATGGTGGCAGGGTCTCCACGGCCACCCGGCGCATCCTCCTCTGCATGGATCGTATTCCGGACATGTCGTTCTTCTTCCGCCGTCAGGAGAAGTCGGTGCTGTTCTTCGAGATGGATCCGGCCGTTGCCGGCAGCCTGCAGCGTGCCATCATCGCCGGCGGTTGGGCAACCGCCAGCGTCTTGCCGTCCGCCTGGTGTGCGCCTTCTGTTGCGGTGCCGGTGTGACGTTGAACAACCTTTCGATGGAGCTTGCCTCCGAAGAGGTGTTCCGCCGCCCGGAAGGCTACCTCATACATACCTACGTGAGCAACTACCAGTACGTGTTCCTGAAGGAGACGGCCGCCGCCCAGCGCATGAGCGTGGAGGGTATGCTGACGGCCGCCGCCGAACTGCTGGTGGGGACGGATGATGACGGTTCCGGTTACCATATCCCGGAGAACCTCGGTCGTATCGCTGACAGCGTGCTCGGGATAAAGGGCAGCACGCTGAAGGACTTCCGCCGGCAGTGTCTGGTGAGTATCCGCACGAACACCATCGGCCCGGAGCGTATCGCCGCCTTCATGGAGAGGCATGGCATCTCCTCCGCCCGTGAGTTCCTGCGCCGCGTGGTCCTCTTCTTTCTGGAGGCACGGTACCTCATTTACCGAAAAGAAATAGAACTCGGGGAGAACGACCTGCCGGAGGAGAACGAGCCGGACTGGGAGGAGACGATGTTCGAGCAGTGCTCAAAAAGAGATTTCGCTATTTCAACATATAATTATTAACCATTAAAATTTAACTGAAATGATTACAGAAAAACAGAAAGAGGCAGTAAAGGAACTCTGCCAATACGTGGATAACTTTTGTAAGGAAAATAATCTTAGTGCCTTTATGAGCGTTGCGGCCAGTGAGGACCATCCGGACGGGCTTGAGCAGATAGCCGGCTCGATCATCACCGGCAAGGGTGAGTATGTTGTCGGCGCCATTTCGGGGACTGTCAAGGCCGACAGCCGTGTTTATATGCTGCTTTCCATGGCACTCATGCAGGCCTACACGAGAAAGACTGACATTAATACTATTCCGTTCGGTGAAAATTTGAATATGAACTGATGAATGTAGCATAAACAGCTATGAGTGAAAATAACAACAAGCAGAAACGTAAACGTGTCTGTCCGCATTGCGGCCGAAAGTTGTGGATGCGTGAGTTCTATCCGTTGAAGAATGGGGGACGGAGTTCCTGGTGTCATGAATGTGTGCTGGTGTACAAGCGTGAACAGTACCGCAAGCACCGGAAGGTTGCTGACGGTACTTTCATGCACCGGACACTGGGACGGCTCGTCGAGCATAAGGGATATTCCACCCGTATCTTTTGGAACGGTAATATGCTTTCCATCATGCGTCGCCACTATCACAATACCCTCAACCGGGAGCTGGCTGAAATGCTCGGTGTTTCCGAACGCAGCGTCACCCGGAAGGCCCGAGAGATGGGACTGGAAAAGGACAAAGGTTTTGTAGCCTCCCTTAGCCGGGAACATTTGTTGCTGGCAAACGCGAGAAGCAAGGAACTGGGATATCCGGGCGGCTTCACCAAGGGGATGAAGTTTCGGGGAAACCAGTACACCGGGAGGATAAGAGTTGAATAACATACAGCACGGTCAATATTATGAGTAAAAAAATGGTAATTGTGGTCACCGCAGTTGGTGTCCGTAAAGTAGTGGAAAAATGGCTCTGTGAGAATATGACTTGCGAGCTGGTTGTGTCACGTAACGCACGCCATGAGTGTTGTGTGGAAGTCATCTATGATAGCGGAAACCCTTCGGTTTTGCGTACTCTTCTACGCTCTGCCGTGGGTGAAATCATAGAGTTGTGCTGATGTGGTATGAATAGTTTGAGTTAATGAAAATCTGAATAGAATGGGCATACTTGAATTTTTCGACCAGTATAAGTGTACAAAAAATGAAAAAGAGCATCTTCTTGATTATTTGTGTACTATCAGAGTAAAGAGAGTGATTAAGGAAATCAATGACCTTAAAATAAACAAAAAAACAGTATAGCCATGCAGATAGACATCAACAGCCGCAAGCAGTTAAATAAACCCGAGAATTATGCGGCGTTTTACAGCCTTTTGAACCGCCTTCCGACATCGGATCGTGACGCACTGAAGGAAAGCATCGTTTCCCAGTACACGGAGGGACGTACCACGAGTCTGCGTGACATGACACTGAAGGAATACAGTGCCGCCGTGTCCGCCATGCAGAAGCTGGTACCGCCCACTTATCAGGAACAGCTCCGGAAGATTCTCCGTCAGAAGCGTTCCGCGGTACTGCACCAGATGCAGCTGCTGGGTATCGATACGGCCGACTGGGACTGGGTGAACGCCTTCTGCCGGGACAGCCGTATCGCCGGCAAGGAGTTCCGTGAACTTGACTGTGAGGCGTTGGACACGTTGCAGGTGAAGCTGCGTGCCATCCGCCGTAAACGTGAGAATAAACAACAATAGCAACCATTTAATTTTTTAGCTATGGATTTGAAAGAACAATTAAAAAGCCTGTCCGCCCAGGACAGGAAGGAGCTTTTGAAACAGCTCCAGCAGGAAGAGAAGGAAAGCAAGCGTAACCGGCGCGATGCCTATGAGGGCCTCCGTGCGCAGTTCATGCTTGAAGTGAAGAACCGGCTGCTCCCGGTTGTGGATGACGTGAAGGCGTTCCGCGACTGGGTGGAGAAAGAGGCCGCCGCCTTCCGTGCGGTGATGCGTGAATACGGCCAGCTGCGTAAGGACGAGCAGGCGAGCTTCACCATCGTGGACGGTGACATGAAGCTGGAGGTGAGGAGCAACAAGGTGAAGAGTTTCGACGAGCGTGCCGACCTTGCCGCCGAACGCCTGGTGGATTACCTGAAGCGCTACGCCATGGGGCGCGAGCTGGGTACCGACGACCCGATGTACCAGCTCGGCATGACCATGATCGAGCGCAACCGCCAGGGCGATCTGGACTACAAGTCCGTGAGTAAGCTGTACGAGCTCGAGGACCGTTTCGACAGCGAGTACACGGAGATCATGGACCTCTTCCGTGAGAGCAACGTGGTGTACAAGACCGCGGTGAACTACTATTTCCACAAACGTGACGAAAACGGTGTCTGGCACCGTATCGAACCCTCATTCTGCCGGTTGTAGTCATGGAGAAGACGAAGAACATCGCGCCGCACGTCATGGCCTGCAAGCGTTGTGAAGGCAAGGGACGTATCTTTTACCTGGACCAGGGAGGAGCTCCTTTATCCGCAAAATGTCCGGTCTGTAATGGCAGCGGACGGGTGAAGGTACAGAGCAAGGTGATCACCCGCATCGAGCCGTTTGTCCCGGGTGAGGATGACACCGAACTGATGACCATGTGATTTTGTTCACACTCTAAACAGAAAAACGCCGCATTCATACACGATGCGGCGTTTTTTTATTAACATCCCCGGTTAAATGCCTAATTTTGCAGCATATACCTGAACTTATGGCTAAAGGACGAGACAAAAAACTGATAGAACTCCGTGATGAAGCCCTGTGCCGCCGTTACTATTACTGGACGGAGGTGCAGCGCCTGCGTTTTGATGATGCCCTGAAAGTGTTGTCCCGCCAGGAGTTTTTCATTTCCGAGGAGCGGATCATGTCCATTATCCGGTGCAAGTGCCGGGAGCTGAAGGACTTGGAGGTGAAGCCCGTCCCAAAGGTTAAGAAACCCCGCCTGACAGCCGTCCAGCTTTCCCTGTTCACGGGGGAATGAACCTTCCCCTTACTGCATGGCCGACTCGTCATGCAGCGTGAAAGAATAAACCGTCTCGTACACCTTGATGTTTCCCGGCAGCGAATAGTCCCGGCTCTTTACCCTGACCAGCGGGCTGGTCTCTTCCGTGCACTGGAACTCCTGCAAGGCTTTGTACAGCTCTTTGGCCTTCAGCTGCCGTTCCCTTACCTTGTCATAGGTTCCGGAGGTGTAGTGGGTGTCATCGTAGCAGTCAATGGCCAGTCGTATGGTGATGAGTGACTCGCTTTTCTGTACCCCGTAACCGAGGTCATTCCAGTCCGATTCGGCGTTCCCGACAAGCACGCAGGGGAAGGTTACCGGATAGTGGTCCTCCTCCGCCCCGGCTTCAAGCTGTCCGTAGTCCTCGTCGATGTATGACAGTTCAGGCATCTTTTCGGCGATGCGTTCCATGATCGCGATAAAAATTTCTTCCATGTTGTTATAAGTTTAAAATATTTCTGATTTCATTCTCCATTTTACGGTCTATCTTTTCGGACAGTTCCCGGCTTTCCCCGATAAACTGGCGTTGCGGTATTTTTATCCGGAGCTTTTTCTTTTTGGTCAGCGCCAGCCTTTTCCATTTCAGCGCTTCCTGATTTTCCTGCGGTTCATTGTTTGCGGCAGAACCCTTCTTTTTGCCTTTTCTTTTGCCCGTGGCGGCTTTTTTAGCCTTGCCTGAAGCCTGGTAATACTTCGCCCATGCAAAACGCCGCATTTGGGGCGTAACAGTCGGATGAACTTCTCCTCCCCAGTTATTGACCGGCGCATAGACGAGTTCGTTTGCCACCCTCACTCGGTATTCTCCCGGCATGTATTTGACGGAGCTGAAGAGATGGTTCCTTCCGGAGAGCAGCGTCCCGTAGCTCCCTGCCGCATCGGTCCGTCCCGAGGACAGCCTTTTCGCTTTCGGCCACGGGTGTAATCCTCCGTTTACGAAACCTTCCCGGCGGAAGTTGTCCTGGAAATGGTCTTTTGCCATTCGTCCGGCGATAACCGGCATTTTCCGTTTCATTAGCCCATCCAGTTCTTTCCGTTTGGCTTTTATCAGTTTTGAATATTCTTTTATGTCCATGAATGA